TACACAGCAGAGCATAACAGAACAGGGAGCATGATAGATGTCTTATTTCTCAAACATGCCAGTCATCAATTATCCAATAAAAGTCAACGGAAAACCAAAGGTTGTCAATGCCAGAAATATATTGGTTAGGGCAAAATTTCTAGACTACATCAAGGATACGCAGTCTGCTTACTTGACCTACACCATAAGGGATGGTGAGAGACCCGATACGTTGGCTAATCGTGTTTATGGTAGACCCGATTTACATTGGGTCATACTCTTATTCAATGAGATAATCAATCCAATGTTTGAGTGGCCGCTTTCTTCACACGATCTACAGAAAGCCGTCGAAGACAAATACAGAGGAAGGACTCTGTTTATTGATAGTAAGAGGACATACTACGGAAGTTCAGTTGCAGCAGCAGCACAAGCCAATAAAGAATTGTGGTATGAACCTGGACAGACTGTCACGAAAGGTGGTGTTGTTGGCACCGTCAAATCTTGGGATCCAGACCTGTATAAAGTTGTCATAGAAGAAACTGTTACAGGTGGAACATTTACAGCAACCGAAAATGTTGAAAGTGTTACAAATGAAACTAGAGATCTTGTGCATGCGAGAAGTGATGGAATTTACATATACGCTCCACTGGGCAGATATGTTAGTGATAATTTGTATGCTGCTCATCACTTCGAAAATGTGGATGACGGAATGATGGTTGACCACCATTTACTTTTGACTCTGTCATCAGGAGAACTGATTCAGACAAGTATTCTTGATCGGTATGCTGTGAGTGGGGTGGATGTGTTTACTTTGGCAGATATGACAGTCAAAGCAGTCACTAATTATGAGTATGAGATCCAAAGAAACGAGCAGTTGAGAACTATCAAGATGTTGAGACCTGAAATGATGGACATGGTTGTAAAAGACATGCGGAGTGTTTTCGGTGAGTAAGAGCAAATCCCCCGATAAATTAATCAATGCTGGAGATGTCATTGTAGATGAGATCAAATTGGTTTCATATACGGGATTCGAATTAGATTTGCGAAAGATAGTTGGCGATTTCACCATCTACGAAGACATCTACTCAAACTGTTTATCGGGATCTTTGGTCTTTCCGGACTCGATGAACATGGTAAAAAATTTCCCAATCATCGGGCAAGAGGATCTCTACATCACATTCTACACACCAGGATTAGATAGTAAACCTAGAAGAGTTAGATTCAAAGTTTACAAGGTTTCATCTTACATACGAGGAGAAGGTAGTATAACTGTTGCAATACGGCTTGAATTCATTAGTCATATTGCCGAACTATCATCACAACTTAAATTCAATCGTGTCATGCGAAACATGAAGTTTTCTGAGATGGTAAACACACTACATAGCGATTTGATAAAAGTTGACCCGCTTCTACCTCCAATCACCATCAATGACACTTATGGAAAAACAACTGTCTTGCTCACCAACTGGTCTCCTCTTTATGCGATCAATTGGTTTGCAAATAGATCGGTGTCTCCAAACAACAGGCAAATATGTGACTATCTCTTTTACGAAACACTAGATGGTTTCAACTTCACACCCATGTCCGCCTTGAAGCAATTACCATCGGTTTGCACATATAAATCTGCACCGGGTGGGTTCAGAGCAAAGAGCGGAGACAGGATGATAGAATCAGAACTGAGGAACATTAGTTCATATAGTATTCGTGATATGGGAGATAAAATACGAGAGAGCAGACTTGGTGTTTACTCATCAAACATACTTGTGCATGAGGTCACAACAAAATCGTATTACGCAAATAACTTCTCATACAGGGATTCATTTGGTGACACACCTCATATGAACAAAGGAAGAATGATACCATACGATAGTAAATCACAAAATAGACCAAACTCTTACTTGAAATACTATGACAAGTCTCACTTCATGTATGAGAATGTAGATGATTCTTCGTTTGTTGATAAGTCACCGTATAGACAATCTTTGTTGAATCAGATGAACTCCATGACAATGACGATAGATGTTTACGGGGATTCGACTTTAAGAGTCGGACATATGGTAGATCTTGAGTTCTTTACACAGGAATACAGCAAAGACAAAGATGACTACCTTGATAGGTATCTGTCGGGTAAGTACATGGTAACTGCAATCATGCATAATGTAACAGATGGAATACACACTATGAGAGTAACCATCGCCCGTGATACCTACAATGAAGAGTTGCCAGATAAGAAAGAGAAGACCTTAAGATGAGTGATGTGCATGATTATGTTGGTCTAGATAGATTTGTTTGGTGGCACGGTGTCGTTGAAGACATCAATGACCCACAGAAGATTGGTCGTGTGCGTGTGCGTGTGCTCGGGTGGCACACGGACAACAAGACTGAATATGGAATCCCTACGAAAGATCTTCCTTGGGCAATGGTTCTACAGCCAATTACAAGTGCTGCAATGACAGGCATAGGAACCTCACCTACAGGGATTCTTCCCGGTTCTTGGGTGGTGGGGTTCTTTCTTGACGGCAAGAATGCACAACAGCCGTTTGTTCTTGGTTCTTATGGAGGAGTTCAAAAACCCGACTTCTTAAAGAATAATGGGCAATCGCAATCATCTTTGCCTGACGTTCCATACAACGATTTTGGTATGAAACCAAAGAAGAACGCACTTATGAATAGTCAGGCAGGGTTTAGGGATCCAAGTGGATTCTATCCTGTAGAAGGAAGAATGAATGAGCCTGATACAAATAGATTGGCCAGAAATGAGAACGTAGAGTGGACTGTTGTTAAGAAGAAGAAAGATGAAGTTGTTGAGTGCGATACTGCATTGTATGGGTATTGGCAAGAGCCTATAACTCCATATGCTGCTGTTTACCCCAACAACCATGTCACAGAAACAAAATCTGGACATGTATTTGAAGTAGATGATACGCCTGGTGCAGAGAGACTTCACGCCTATCACAAATCAGGAACATTCAATGAAGTTCATCCTAATGGTAGCGAGGTGCATAAAGTAGTTGGAAACGAGTGGAACATAACTTTGAATGATAGGTTGATTCTCGTTCGGGGAAACACAACTTTAAATTCAGACAAATTACTCAAGATCCGTGTTGGTAAAGATCTAGAAATAGAAACTGAGGGTGAGATGCGTGTGTTAGTCAAGGGAAACACCGTGATGGAGACACAGGGAAACTTCTTACATAAAGTGGGTGGTAAGTACACAATTGCTAGTGATGGAAAGATGCTTTTTGTTGCACCGAGAATAGACTTCAATCCGCAAGGTGCGTCTGCTGGCAGAATCAAAACACTTCTTTCCAAACTGAGAAGCACTGTAAAGAAAGTATTCAGTAGGAATCAGACATGATAGGTCCAGTCCCATACAAGAAACCTAAGCCCAAAACTAAAGATGAATCTCCAGATCTTAAGGTGAATGGTGTCGATGTTCCTACTGAACTGAATGTTAAGATGCCCGAGTTCATAGGTCTTGCTGAGTCTCCAGATGTTCAGGTTCCTTCAACATTTGATGATGCACTAATCAACGATCAACTTCTTGAGAATCCTGAATTGATAGAGGCAAATACTGTTTCTGTCTTTCCCACCATTGGGTCTAAAGAGTTTGTTTCATACGGAGTCCCGCCGCCGAGTGAAACGGATAGACTTGCTTTCGGTGGTAACTACGGGCAACTCGATTCATTGGGTGTTGAGCCAACACAATCATCTGCTTTAGACAGAGATGAAACCGCTTTACTACTACAGAACACGATATTTTCTTCTGTTTCAGATGTGGATGCTGGTACCACATCTAGTGGAGTGTTCGAACTTGGCACCAAACTCGCATACCAATCGCAGCAACAGCAGTTGATTGGAGAAATTCTTTCAACACAGTTTCCTGATGAAAATTTAGACACACAGGTTGTGGATGATCTTCCCGTTCTCCAGATACCAGAGGTACCAATAGTGATTGATGGTGGAGAATTCTAATGCCGATGACAGGCACACCATCTATAGAAACATACTACCCTACGGATTTGGTGTTCTGTTTGATCCAAACAGTTCTAGTTGTGCTTTTGAATGGGAACCCGATGACATACAGATCAACAGATTCAATGAGATATACGAGATGCAGAGATTGTGTGAATGCGGATCACTTAGAGTACACGCTGATTATAGACTTTCTGTTGGTGCAGCGGGAGGTTATGATACCCCAACGTGCTCTTATGATCCGGTTGGAAGCATCAAGTATGCAGTTGTTGCTGGTGAATTCCCACCAAGTCTCTATCTAAACATAGACACAGGGGTCATATGTGGTCTAGTTGACAATCTAATGGACATAGCACCAGAGAGGTTTGGTGGGATAGATTTTAAATTCAATGAGTCAAACTATCTTCAGGGAGCAAAACCAGGTGGTGAGATTTACTACACCATTCGGGCATTCGATTCTGGAAATACAGCAGCATATTCAGACAAGAATTTCACCCTTTATGTGCAAACAAATTGGAGTTCCCGAAGGGATAAATTCGTCCTAAATATCGAGAATCAGTTCTATCTAAATGGATATCCAGTGACGAATCGTGAGTACATAGATGGAATGAAAGTAAAGGGATTTTATCCAGGACCGGGCTGCGAATGAGGGAAAAATGCCAGCAGTAACAAGAATGGGCGATATCTGCACAGGACACAAATGCTTCCCACCCAGGAAGAACCTATCAGCATCTTCAAATGTAATCGTAAACAGTCGTGGGTGGCATAGGAAAACAGACAAATGGGCAACTCACTGTTGCGGAAAACCATGCCACAAAAATTCCAAGACAGCAGCAGGGTCATCTAGCGTGTTTGTAAATAGCAAACCAGCAGCGAGAATTGGAGATCCTGTTGCATGTGGGTCCGCTTGTGGTACAGGATCAAGCAATGTGTACTGTGGAGGATGATTCTATTTGAATCTAAAAGGAAACAAATGACAACCCCCCAACCAACAAACAACTCATCCGATCTTGATATCAGTTTTGAGAGAAACATATTCACAAATGATGTTAGCCTAAAAACTGGTGATGATGCCATTCGAAGAGCAATCAAGAGTTTGGTTCTACTTAGAGGAAATGAGAAACCGTTTCACCCCGAA